TTTAGCATAATCACTTATCAGAATCCGAATAACTTTAGAACAAATTTGTATGTCAACAAATTGGACCAGATTCAGATTCGAATCATTGACAACAATGGTGCTTTAGTGGATATGAATGGGATTCAATATCAAATGACACTGCAATTGGATTGTATAAAATTTACTGATTGAACGAGGGGACACCCCTCGGCACCCCTTCAGTATGGGTTCCAAAGGGAACGACAGTTCCCTTTAATGTGTGGTCATATATTATAAAATGATTGGATACAAGCAACCTTTGGGAAAAGCAATGATGGGTCATAAGATGCCATTGGGAAAGAGCAGATTCGGTTCGAAAGTTCCTCTTTTAGAAAGACCCGCGATGTCGCAAGTTGCTGAGGCACTTGCAAGAAAAGTTTCGGGAGGTCTTGAAAGACGTGTTTTGAAAAGATAACGAGGGGAGACCCCTCGGCACCCCCCCTTTAGGAAAGGGAAAGGGCAAGGGAAAACCGTAGGTTTGCCCATTTCGAAAAACATTTAGCATTTCTGAATGTTTTTTTTCCGTTTGTAATATATACAAAATGATTCCTGCGAACCTCAAATACCAATCTAAGGTCGAGTCTGCCCCTGCCCGTCGATATTTAACCCAAATCCAACCCCAGGGTGGAACGGGAACATATAATCCCGGTGATACCATCACCATCAACATCCCCACCCGCGCCAATACATGCTTGGTTCCTTCCGAGTCATACTTGAGAGGCAACTTTAACTTGATTGCTTCAGGTGCTTCCACTTCCTCTGCTTTAGAGAGTTGCGGATGGCATAACTTCATCCAGCGTGTCCGTGTCTTCCACGGCTCCAATTTGCTCGAGGATATTGATAACTATGGTCAGTTGGCGAAAATCCTATATGATTACCAGGCGCCTGAGGATGCCGTCAAGGGTCGCTTTGCTATTACTACTGGAACCAACGAGGAATATTCCGTTGCCACTGCTGGTGCCATTGCTGCTGCTACTCTGTTGAACAGTCGCTCTGTCAATAGAGGTCGCGCCCTTGGTGCCCTTGCTGCTGCTACTACATCTTTCCCCTTTGCCATCAACTTGGTATCCCTTGTTGGTGCTTTGTCGGGTGAGAAATACCTACCCCTATTCGAGATGACTGCTGCTCCCCTAAGAGTTGAATTAGTTCTCCAGTCTTCCCTCATCCGCTCGATGATGGTTCAAGGTGGTGCTGGTCTTAACTTCACTGCCACTGGTATTAACTACTGTGGTGAGTTCTTAGAACTGCCTGATTCCGCTGTTGCTGCCATCAAGGCAGGTTCTTCCAGTCCGATGCAAGTTGTTATGCCGTCTTGGCGCTCATACACCAACTCTGCCAACTTGCCTGATGCTACACAAACGCAGGTGAGTTTTCCCATTCCCGCAAAATTTTCGTCCCTCAAGAACATTGTTGTTGCTACTAGACAAACTGCGGGTCTTGCTGCTCAGTGGCCTTCGTCTCACTGTGCTTTCGGTCTTGGAAGTGCCAACTCCATCGGATACCAATTCAGAGTTGGGTCTGAAGTTCTGCCATCAACTGCCCCTGTTTCTATCCCTGAAATCTACTCTGAGGCAGTCAAGTGCTTTGGTTCTCTTGCTGATTTGCAGGTTCAACCTTCCATTGACAACACTGCTTTTTCTCTCAACGTTCCCAACACTGTTGCCAGTTTGATAGAGGCATCTACCGAGGATTCGGGTGCTTTCTTGATTGGCATTGACATGGAGGTATACCAGAATGCTGACAAGGCGTCCATCTTTGCTGGAACCAACACCAACACTAGTGATATCTTCAGTATCATCAACTATTACCAAGCAACCGGTGCTGCCATCACTGTGCTCCAGACTGCATTTGCTTGTTATGACGAGGTGCTAGTGTTCGAAAATGGCGTATGTTACAGTCGTTACTAAATTGTATTCTATTTGGAAAAAACAATATAAAGACATCTCATTAATAAATCTATAAATATGAACACAATTGATATTTACAGATTGTATTGTAAAACCCCTGAAATAACTGATTTTTATATTGGTTCATCGGTAGATGCCAAACAAAGATATTGGGATCACAAAGTAGATTGTAATAATTCAAATAGAAGAAATTATGGAATTAAACTTTATACATTTATCAGAGCAAATGGTGGCATAGAAAATTGGACTTTTGAAATAATAGACAAATGTGAGTTTCATTTAAGAAACCAAACAGAGCAAGATTGGTTAGATAAATTAAAACCAGCTTTGAACATGGATAGAGCACATTTAACAATAGAAGAAAAGAAAAATGTAGCAAAGAAATATCACGAAGATAATAAAGACTCAATTCATAAAAAAAAGGAAGCGTATTATCAAGCAAATCAAGAAGAAATTAGAACTAAATCAAGAGAGCAATATCATAAAAACAAAGACGCAATCAATGCGAAGCGTAGAGAACTTACAAAACTCAAAAAAGAAACAGTTTAGTGCATTAATAATAATCTACGTTTATTATAAATGGATATCGAGATAGCAAAATTATGGTTAAATAGTGGGTCTTTAACCACAACACCATCACAAACAGGAGTAATAAGTGCTGATAATATGACTGTGACGTTCAACTTTGATTTGCGAATCGTTTTAGGCGAAACGCTGTGGACGAAATACAAGTATTTCAAAATGTATATCAATGATACATACCCATTCACTTTAGGTGGTATAACAACCCTTTTTCAAAATGGTCTGAATCTGATTCAGTCGTCGTATCAAGGCAAACCACCGGGATTTCAAACGGCAATCGACGAACAGAATCTATATGCTACGGGTGGTAATTACCAACGCCATTTGTCCCGCTCCGCAAATACGAGAACATTTGTAATGATAAAACCCGATGCGAATAACGTCCAACTTACATTGCAATTTGTAAATGAATCAGGGACACCAGGAACAATACCACAGCGTGTTTTCTTTTTAGCATTCGTGCCAATAGATGATACTAAGATTTACAGAAGTCCATACACAATGCTGTATCAAAATGAGCAGGTTAATTTCACACTCAATGGATTTCTTTTACCTTCGGCAGCAGGAACAAATCAATTTGGAACATCAAACGCAAACAAAACAATCTTAACATTTACCAATATCAATATGAGGAATATTTTAGGCACTTTGTGGGATAAATATGACAAGTTCAATTTGATATGCAATAATATTGGGTTTTGTTTGCCGGGGACGACATTTAACGATGGTCAACGCCGTATGTGGTTTGAACTTGAGGGTCTTCAATTTATCAATAACTTACGGGTGACAACAGGATATAAACAAGGAAACGCATTCACACAGCAATTCTTTCATAGCGACCAATTCGGATATAACGCAGAATATGGAGAACCACCGATGTCAATAAACACATTTCGCAAACCCGAGAGTGAGAATATCAATTTTACAATTTATACTTGGTGTGCTAATAATGGAGGCGAAATCCAAACCGTAATATTAAATAGAAATATATGGACATTTTCAGTTGTGGGCGTCAAAGAATAATATCCGGATAATATAAATGCTATCAGACAGTGCTTCACTTATATTATCTACGAAATCAACGATAAATCCTTGCACGATTAATGCTCAAAAGACGGCATTCACATTTAACAATATTGATATGAAAAATGTGATGGGAGAGATGTGGGACAAATACGACCAGTTCGCATTGAAGTTAGTGTCTTATGCAGTAGAAGGGGCTGTGACAACCACATTCACACAGCAAGGACACATAACATACAATTTGCGAGGTTTAGAGTGGTCGAATGTGATATATGAAACGACGGGGTCAAATATGAATAAAGAATGGGTGCCAGTTGCGTATGCGTTTTTAACACCTGCCTCAGCAGCATTAAATCCATTAATAATAAATACGGGTTGGTCTTTCAATTTCAAAAAAGGCAACAGATATGAAAACTTTGAGTTTGCTTTGGCGGCAAGTTATTTCACTAATGCAAGTGAGTTTGGTGTTTTTGCTGCTGGAAACAATTTCAATAATGTTGAGTTTCATTTTCTATTTGAACCAGTGATTCCTGGAAAAATGAATGAGTGTGCTTTTTATGGATTCAATTCTACACCATCAACCCCATCAATAAATGCAATAAACCGAATTGTAAGTGCTGATAGAACTGAATATTCATATCCCGATTTCAATATGAGAAGATTATGTAATTTATTTTGGGATAAACACGATGATTTTGAAATACAAATGGCTATGTCATCTATAAATGGAACAGGAGCAAACACAGGTGATATTCGTATTACCCCCGTTCAAATGAGTGGACTCAATTTTGTAAATAATGGAACGAAACAAAGCAATGATACAGCAGGTCTAAAATTGAATACAGAGAATGCATTAATAGGAACAATCATAAATCCAACAACAACCAATGGATATTTTGTTAATATGGCTTATCCAGTTGCCCCAGTGCAGTTCAAAAAAGACAATGATAATGTCCCTCTCAAAATTGCGTTTCGTAATAGCGAAAATACGGGACCAACTGTTGCGGCAGGATATACTAATTTGACAAGACCATTCATTCAAATAGCGTTTTTTGTGAAACCCATTTATGGAGTGGAAAAGGCAACTCTCAATATCAATCCGTGGGGACTTACAACAACGGAAACCAACTTGGGTGTGCGTGATACGCAATATACCACCTTTACATTAAAAGGCATTGATATGCGAAAAGTGTGTGGTTCAATGTGGGACAAATATGACCGCTTCAATATCTTCTTGACACAGACAACTTGGTTCGTTGGTGCGTGTTCTTTTATTGCGGCGTGGAATCTCACGATGGAAGGATTAAACTTCATACCACAATTATCATTGACAAATACACAAAGACAGACACAAGTTGCTGTGATGGGGACAATAGAAACATCTGAAGTTACAAATGAGGTGCGAAGTCAAGGTTTAATGGGGTCAGTTGTAACCAGTTTTTATAAAGGCAATGATGTGGTTAATTTGACATTGACGGCAGTTGGAATGCGACCACCAACTGACCCTTTAACTTCAATCACACCACTCACTGGCAATTTCACATTTACAATTGTGGGGGTTCCCAAGGACGAAGAACAAGCAAAAGAGTTTACACAGAATTTGATGAAACCTTAAACGAAAATATTTGACCCTTTAATATTTCCGATGTCGTGGGCATGATATGCATCGATGGCGGCAGCAATGCCAATTGTGTTCGGATTACCTGTAAGCAACGCAGGAATAATCCTTCTTGTATTTGGATTGGCAAGTGTAGTGATATTCTTAGAACCCGCAGAGGCAAGTGAGACCACATCTCCGGCAGACCGAAACACGTTTTGATTACCTTTTACTTTTTGTCCGATGGTCTGTCCCGGGTCTAAGGCAAATACATTATCGGACTTCTTTGCGATGTCCTGCACGATGCGACCACCCAATGAATGACCGGTGATGCTGACATCAGCAGGTTGATACTTTGTTTTTGCTGCCTTGAGGGTTTCGTCTGCTTGTTTGTATCTGTCTGTGTCTTTGAATCCTCCCACAACATTTTCGAATCCTCTCTCAAATTTGTTTCGCCAAGAGGAAGGCAACAGTGTTTCAATGCCTCGCTCTAAAGGTTTCCCGATTGCTTTGATGCCTTTGCCGATGGTGCCACCGAGTGCCAATTTAGCGTCGACATTGACCCAGTCAGACAGGGACTGAGACCCAGTCACATTGTAGAGAAGTTTCTTGGTTTCCGGATTGTAATACACCTGTTGATTTTCATTGCTGAGACCCTTATCGATGACGTATCCATATTTCTGCATCTCTTGACCCTTTTCAGATTCGCTTGGTAAATAACCGACACGGAGACTGTCATACAAAGATGGTCTTGGAGTGGGGTTGTTGTTCATAATATATAAATATATTACGAATATTTATTCGCATTTGCGTTTCTCAATGTGTTCTAAAGGCGTTAGTTTGGTTGCCTCGGCGTGCCATTCCTCGACCATATAATATAGGCACGGGAATTGACTGAGCAAACCGGGGAATGCACGTTCAAAGCGTTGCTCGTAAAACTCGACATTCAAATGCTCATTGACGCCGAATCTCTCGCATGAGTAGGTGAATTCTGCTTCAGGTAATTTGTAAATAAGTGAGTCGGGCAAATCTTCTAAGTCAAATTTGACTTCGCGGACGTTTTCTTCTACAAAGTCGGACATACTATAATATATAGTAGAAATTAATTTGAAAGTCTAACTTCTGAGTCAGCAGTTTTTTTCATAAATACATACATTTTTTCTTTGTTATTAACAATCGTTGGGTCGTAATCTTCTTGAAATGCATCAATAAAACGTTTGTAATATTGTCTCATAACATCAGGATTTGTTTCTGGTGCATTCGGAGGCAGTGGTCCAAGTCCTCTGTCTGCTAAAATTTCATTACGTGTTTTTCTTCTTTTTTCTTCCTGTTGAGCAACAGCAGACCCACCGCCCGTTTTTTCCTCTGGCATTTTCTCACTCGGAATACCAGGTAATTCTTCTTCTTCTTCTCCTACAAATGAAGTTGTCTGAACTTTTTCAGTTGCCGGCGGACCACCCTCATTCAATGTTTGGGTGAATCGTTCTTCTTGAATATCGGGTTCAGCAACTGATGAAATTGCACCACCCCGTCTCGATGAGAATGGGTCAATTGGTTCGTCTCCCATTGCCTGTGCAGGAAAAGTGGACCCTCTAAATCTTTCCAACAATGGATTCATGATACCACCGAGTTTTGTAATATCGGCAAAGCGCTGACCCTGTTGTGCTTCAATGTCTTCGAGTCTCTGTTGCTGGACCTCGCCTCGAAGTGCAGCAACAACGGCATCATTGCGTCTTTGAATATCTTCGATTTGACTTTGGGACATCCCTTGTTGGATTTGTTGGATAGGAGGAAGGTTGCGCATCTGAGGACCGCCTATTGATTTAGCGTATCCAACCATATCACTTTCCTGTTTAATTCCGTCCATACCGGTGTCGGCGCGCTTCTTTTTAGGTCGTTTCTTGCTCTTAAATACCCCCAGTTTGGAGAGTTCCTGAATGAGTTTCACAGTGGAATCGGTTTTTATATTGATTCTGTTTTCATTGCGATTGTCAAAAGTTGGCGTTGGCATAATAATATATGTCGATATATTAAATGAGCATCAACAATTTAGATTATACATCATACAACTATTTGACAAACTTGGCAAGTGTGAATGCTTATGAGGTGAATACTGATGTTTTGACTAAAAGCGACCCAGACATCACTGACCTTCAATTTGATATGTTGGAGGGAATCAATACCAATGAAACCATACAGCAACAGATAGACGGTATTATTGCTGGTTTAGAAACAGTAGGATATTGGGGTGCATTCTGGAGTAATGTCGACCAAACCAATGCAGGGGCAACCAGTGTCAATTTGATGACGGTAAATAACAGCGACCCAGGCAACAATGGAGTTCAAATCGGGGCGACATCGTCGCAAATCAAGGTGCTAAATGCAGGAACATACAATATTCAGTTTTCAGCACAGTTTGATAAAAGCGATGGAGGAAAAGATAACGTAGAGGTGTGGTTTCGGAAAAATGGTGTCAATATTGATGATAGCAACAGTCTCTTTTCATTAGAGGGCAATAATGACAAAGTGATTGCGGCATTGAATTATATGGTCACGTTATCGGCAAATGATTATATCCAATTTGCGTGGTTCTCTGCAGACATTAATTTATTTTTACACCACGATGTAGCGGGAACAAGTCCAACCCGCCCAGCAGTTCCGAGTGTGATTATTACGGTTCAGCAAGTGACGAATGTTCTTGCTGGACCCA